CCCAGCTACATGCCGCACTCCGCGCTCGAGCACGAGCGTCAAGCCAGGAACAAGCACTGGAGGAGGCGACCAGCCGTCGACGAATTCACCAGAGCGTCGAAACTGGAAGAATGGGAGGGTTCGTGATGGACGCTGAGACATTTCAGATGCTGCATAAGCAAAACACCGACGCATTGGAGATCATCAGGAAATACATCTTGTCAACCCCCTGGTGCGAAGAGGGTCAAGCGGCATTCGACGAGACCGGTCAACTCAATGGTTTTCTTCTGTTCTTTGAAGAGACATTTCTGCAGATGTATCAACAGATGGTAAGACATGGGCTCAAAATCGAGAAGACATGGGATGATAGAACGAATCTTCAAAAATGGTGTGAATGTGACCTCGATGTCACTCCTTGTAGGTGTATAGATGAATAACTCCCAATTCTGGACTTGGGTCGACTATTGGGAGTGCTGGGATTTCATGCAAGACGAACTCGAAGACGAATTAGAGCTAGAAGATTGGGCCGATGAAGCGCTCTGGCTGATCTGCCTGAAATGTGGAAATCCGCTCGAAGGCTGTGTTTGCTAGGTATCAGAGCCTACCCCGACATCGACGAGAGCCTTCAGCACCCCTTCCAGTGAGTCCGAATTCTTGGAATTCGAGATTATCTCTTCATTTGCTCAGTTAGGGCTCGACCAGAGGTATTCAGGAAAACCCACAGTTTGACTATCGGGCTCGTGGCGATTTGCCTTCTTCCCTCTACCTCAGCGACTTCGAGCGCGAAATCTATCGCCGACATCGCTGGCGCGAACTCTTCATAGATTCCCTCTTTGATCTGTTTGATTATGTCGTCTGGAATTATATTGATAATGCCGAGGGTCTCTAGAATACCGGCGATGATAGCCATCGCTGAGACATCGCTGAGAAGAGCTACGAGAGGAGTCGCGATCTTGTTGACCTGGTAAGCGGCGATCATGCTGTCAAGCTGCTCGCTCTGTTTGTCCTGGAGGCTGACCCGATACTCGATCACCTGGTCAGGCTTTCTCTTGGTCATGAGAACGCACCAGCCAGATCAGAGAAGAGGGACAGGACATGTCCCGCGCCCAGGAGCCAGCCGAGGACGAATGCGAACGCATTGTCGACGACGATCCGTTGAACTTGCTCGGGGAAGCTCTCTTCCTCGTGCTCGTGATGTTCAGGCATCTGGCATCACCGGAAAGGAATCGGCGGCATCGTTGGCCTCGTCGTGGTTCTGGGGGAGATCGCGTAGAGCCTGGCGGTACTCCTTCCAGGCTGTCGAGAGGGTGACATCCTTTCCAGCTCGCCAGTCGCTGTCTTCGAGAGCCTGATCTCGAACAGATCGCACTGCCTCCCACGACACATCATGGAATCCCGAATCAATCAATTCTTCACCGTGATAGGTTTTCCATTTTCTCTCCATCTCTCAGCCTCCTTCAGAACTTCAGCCCTACGACAAAACGCGCGAATGTTGAGTCGATTGCGTCTGGGGAAAATGTTGAGGGTGGTGCGGAATACTCTGATGTGGTAGTGTCCTCAATTGCGAAGTGTTTCAGTGAAAGGTCGTCCGTGATTCCTAGAGATGGAAGATAGGCGTCATGCAGGGCTCGTAAAGTAGCAGTGGACGAATCTTTCAGACCCATAGAGAACCAATACTGCGTACCGGCTGTTAATGTGATCGTGCTTGAGAGGGATGTTTGGTAGATTTCACCGCCTGAACCAAGTGAGATTATCGCATATCCTAAGAGCGTGGATGGAAGGAAATTAGAGTCTTGAGAGTAAATACCAACGTAAATGTCATCGCCGGCAGAGGCGGACGCAATATAGATTCCAATGGCGGAGAGAGCCCCACTCTGGGGGGCTATGAAAGGAAAACAATGAGGCTTAGTTAGTAGGGCTACGCTCATCGAAGTGATGACCGCACCATTCCAGGGCGGGCAGGATGACACGTCGTACTGATTCGCGTCCGTTGTACCGATCAAAGGCAGGACTTCAACGAGGCCAGCACCGCCACCAGCTTCGAGCAGACCGTCCCATTCCGACGAGACGCACAAACGCGCCAAATTCACGAGGACCAGGTCTTGCAGCTCTTGTTCGTTCATGTCTTCGATCGTGATGGAATCTCCGACACCCTGGATCTGTTCGAACGTCACAGTATCAAGGTCAAGATTCTGCAGCAGTGGGAAGACCCTCTTCGAAGGCTTTCTGTCTTCAGATCTCATCCTAACAGACCATCCCATTCTTGCTTCGTCGACAATCTGGCGAAATTCACCAGCACCAGGCGATAGAGCTCTTCTCGATTCAGCTCTTCGATGGTGATTGGATCTCCGACACCCTGCACATCGGAGAATTGAATCTGATCTTCCTGGTCACCAGCCTCGAGAGTCTTGGTCTTCAACAGCTTGTACACGCGAGGACTGATGTCGGACATCATCTCAACCCCATAGTTAGCATGACGAATCCCCAGAAGTTGTTCGGGATGCCGACGCCTGGCATGCTGGGCCGTACTCCAGGCACACCAGGAACGCCGACGGGGGTTGCTGGAGGAGTATAGTCGATGCCAGGATAGTCAGAAGGTCGATGACCAGGGGGGAGAGCTGCTTGGCCGCCCTGCCCTGGGAACTGTGTATTAGGAACAAGCACCAGCGGCAGCCTCCTCACTTGAGCTGCTTCGCCCTGGTCTTGCTGATCCGCTCGATCGAGTCGAGGTCTTTTGTCGAAATGAATCCCCTGAGATAGAGCTTCTTCGACTTCGAGAGGATTTCCGCTAGTCTTCGGCGTCCAGCCGCTTTTGTCATCTTCGCCATAAGATCACTCTCAGGCGTTTGTCAGGAACTGGAACTTGAAATTCAGTTGGATGGGTACAGAGGCGAATGCGAACGCCGGCTGTTGAGTGATCGGGTTCGTTGCGCTGCAAGAACCGATGACGTTACCGAGAGCATCGACGGCGTAGAAGCCCTCTGTCTCAATCTTGAGTCCATCGACAGAAGTTCCAAACCACTTCACGATTCTGTCGCCCTGCAGAGTATCGCCGATCGAGTTGCCTGTTTGCAGATCGACTAATTCGTTCGTTGCTCCACCAGACGGTGTCACATGGAAGATTCGCGAGACTCCGCGAGCAGTGTAGACTCCGGCGCTTGCTCCGCGATCCGCTGCGGTCTGGGACATGACGCGAACGATGTCTCCGGCCTTGAGCGTGTATGGTTGGCATAGTGCAGGCTGTCCATCAGTGACAGCACCCTTGATCGACCAGGGGATGATAGCCGCAACAAGACCTTGTGAGAGGATGAAGGCATAGCCGACACCGTTGTCGCAAGATACCAGACCGCCGACGACGGTCTTTCCAGGAGCGAAATCTCCGACATTGGCTGCCGTCACCGTATAGGCGGTGTCAGTTGTGAGGTTTGTTTCCGTTCCTTCTACGACTTCGAGCTTCAGAGGGATGTTTGTCCCGTCACTGCAGACGAGGTTGCCCGTAACTGTATTCGTTGCCATAGGATCACAGCCTCACGCCGATTCCAAGCGGCTTCATTATGTTGCGATTTACATTGGAGATAGGCTTGCGTAGGAGCTTCGAAGCGAACTTGAAGGTCAAACCGATACCGATCGCGCTGACAGCCATCGTTTGATAGTTAGCCATGAAGTTGGCTCCCATCGCATCGAAGCTTGTGCCAGGGTCTGAGATGATCGATTGGAGTGTCATCGCTCCTGCTCCGTTCGTGGTGGTCATGCCGTAGCCTGCGCCGCCTGCTGATCCGTCGAATCCGAGAACGCCGATTGGAGAATTGCCCATAACGCCGCCAGTGAGGACGGTCGCGTAGGCGTAGCTCTCTGCTATATTCAGGAGACTAATTGTCTTGGGCGATCTTCGGCGTCGAGACTTTTTTCTACGGGCCATGTCCATTCTGTTAAGAAAGGAGGCTTATAATTATCATTCAAACGATTGAGCGGGAACGAATTGTCCATCCGTACCGCGTTCTGTCACAACGGCGTCTATGGTATTCATCTTCTGGTGCGCGATCGATTGAATCATTTGAGCGATAGCGCCCTGGATCGGGTTCGGAGGCTCGAACTCTCCAAGATTACCAGACATCAGCTTGTCAATTAGAGCTGTGATAGCAGTGGCGAGCTTCTCATCGATGTCCTGGAGGCCAGCATCAAGGTGCATTCTGATCCAATGAGCGAGGAATCCGATCGCAGCGAGGTTCAGGAGGCTCAAACCGGCCAAAATTGCCATTTCAAGGGCTACCATGTCTGCCCACCAACCGTCGTCCGTCCATAATACCTATGTCCTCCTCTCATTTTGACCCTCCAACCCTCCCGCCCAGAAGTATAGCCACTATTAACGCTCCCCCGAGTGTTTTGTGGCAGACTTTTGGAATTGTGGCGCCCTTGTGGCAATAGACAGCGAGCCTATGAATAGTGGCGCTATTATTAAGGGCGATAAGAGCCAGGGTCGGTCATGAAGCAGGGACTCTGGCAGTGTAGCCGGTGCAGACAGTGGTGGATCTACAAGGTTCAGCCCCACACGACGCGCCTGAACCGCAAATGCCTCAGATGTGACCAGAGAGTGCGGGCTACGATAGATCGAGCCCCAGGGCGGCGCGGAAGGCCAGCAACGGTGAAAGTTGAGCAACGGCCCAGCTACATGCCGCACTCCGCGCTCGAGCACGAGCGTCAAGCCAGGAACAAGCACTGGAGGAGGCGACCAGCCGTCGACGAATTCACCAGAGCGTCGAAACTGGAAGAATGGGAGGGTTCGTGATGGACGCTGAGACATTTC